CTAGTCTCTAGGCCGTCGACTATACGCGTCTAGATCTAATTAATAATTGTATAGTATTTAATCTATAACGCAGATTTGCGTATAGCGCAAGGTATCTTGTAGTAAAAAATTGATTTTTGATAGCGCTTAAGTGGCTATCGAAACTTCGGGCTTGGCGTCTTTAATTTGAGTAAGACGAGTAGCTTCTTCAAATTCTCGAGCAATAATCTGTTTAACAATTTCCTGAATTTTTTTATCAATATAAGACATATTAATATTATACTAGCCCTCCTTCAGGTGCTCTTGTTGCCATTCTAACTCCAAGGACCGTTTCGTAGTGTATAGGTCTTCGGTCATTTGTAACCTCCTCATAGGTTATCCATTTACCAGTTTTAGTGGTAAATCCATCTTTTTCGAACTTTACCTCATTTTTTCCTAGTTTGTCAAGGATTGATTTTTCAATACCAACAGCTGTATCTTCCGCTGAAACATTAAAGTCAGCATAATAGCCGTGATATCGAATTTGTACTCGGAAGTTTTTCATAGGTAATTTCTATCTTTATAAACGAAATGAGGCGGTTTTGAGGCCGCCTCATTAATTTGTTTTAGTTGCTATTACGCACCTGGTGATCCGAAGACACCACGCCAGTCAGACCAGCCGAAGCTGTATCTTTCTCTAGCTTTGTATCTAACGTTACCAGTTTCAAAATCGCCTTCCATAGCGGTTTTGATTGGTGCTCTAACAAAGTGTTTTAGTCCGTTAGGAACATCTGTTTTAATGAACCATGCGTCTGTATCTGTTAAATAGTGATTAACCACATAACCTTGTGGAATCACATTCATAGATACAACAGCACTGATATCATTATCAGCTGTTCCAATTCTACCGACAGATTTTAATAATCTTTCAGCAGTAAATTGAAGCGCCGAAGGAACAACCATTTTTCTTCCTTGAGCTGCAATTTTTAAACCTCTTTCATCAGTTAGCGCTGCAATGTCAATCATTGCTTGCTCTAATGAAGTTTCGTTTAAATCTGCTGCAGTTGATAGTTCATTTTGTTCTGTACCAGACACAATTACGTGTGCAGTAGAGAACAGTTCTAAACCATCTCCGCCAGTGTATGAGCTATTAAATCCTCTGTTAAGGACATTTGCCGCTTTAACTTGTTTTGCATTCGCCATAGATCTAGCTAATGCTTTTGTATAACGAGATGAAACTCTATCATACAAATTTTCCTCGAGCGCTTCTTCTGTGATCGCGAACGCTAAAGCAATTGTTTCATGCGTATAACGAGCAGTGAAGGTTTCGTTAGCGCTATCAAATGTAACACCAGATCCTTCTGCCTTTACTTGAGCATTTGCAAATCCAGATAACATAACTTCTTCTTCAAAAGCTCTGTCTGAATTTTCTTGATCAAATATGTCGGCATGTTCGTTAGCATAGTTTTTGTACTCCAAGCCGAATAGTGCATTCAAACCTGGTTCTAGTTCTTTAACTAGCTGTGATCGGGATATTGCCATGTTTTTATGCTCCTATTATGCTAATGCCGCGTCTACTTTAAACACGTGCTCACCGACATTAAATACACAATACGCGTTGCAGTTAGCTGCACTCGTATCGCTGTTATCGGGATCATGAGAGATTCCGATCTGTTTGAAACCATTGTCAGTATCATTCGTCGAAGTATCTATCTCCGAAGTTGATTGACCTGTGATAGAACTTCCACCAGTTCCTGTAAAATCCATTGCTGCATAATTCAGGGCTGCTGTTCCAGTGCCATCATGTTGGGCTTCATAAACAATATAAGGGTCGGTATATACGGAGGCTTTAAGATCAGAAGCATTAGTGCTTGCTGGATAATAAGCGCTCCATGTTGGCTTGCTAGTAGTTGGATCAGTGTAAAACACGCCTCCGAAAACGCCAATTTGTTGGACGTCTGCGGCTGCTGCTGCTGTGATCCCACCAGCTGTAACCGCTGTAACTACTTGTCCAGTATAAATTGCTGTATTGTAGTTATTAGCGATTTTATGTTCTTCAGTTCTGATTTGTCCACCCACAAGTGATCTTGTAGGTCTGAAACCAAAAGCTGCATCTTGATTTGCCATATTGTTTCCTTTTGTAGACTACTATCCGCAGTCTACGATTAATTTAAATTCGTTGGGTAAGAATCGCTAATAAATTAGTCTTTCTTAGTACCACCGAAGGTTACACGGGACTGCCTTTCAGCATTGATCGGCATTCCTGGGTGCTGTTCCTTCATAAGATCGCTTTCAATCGCGTCATCTTTGTCTTGAGTAATTTTTCTAAAATACTCATCGCGCGCTTTGACAATCTCTTCTGGTATCCTTGCCAGCAATAGGCCACCAACTCCGATTACCCCTTTGTATTTACCTTCCGTCATCACTGGATATTCCGATCCTGGATATTCATCAGCTCTTACTAATTCATAACCTGATCTTAATCTGCCGGCCATGTTCTTTGTATCATCAAAGCCCATAGTTTCGGCCCTTATCCATCTATGATGAAATCCTGCAGGTGCAGGGGGTGCATCTAAAGATGATGGTGGAGTCCAAACAACTTTTTGAGCAGTTTTTGCTCGGGTCTGGCTCGCACGGGAAGTTTTGATTTTTTCATTAGTCATATGCTTATGCCTCCTTCGTGATTTTTAATTGTTTCGCATATTCTTCAAGTGGCACACCTAATTTTTTAGCGATTGTTACTTGAGATGATGTGAGTCTCACGGTGCTGCGACCTGGTTTTACACTTCGCGTCGCTGACGCTACTAATTGTGTAGTCGGTTTAGTCGTTCCTTCCGATAATGTTTTTCTATCAAATTTATGCGGAAAGTCAAGTCTCATTTGCTTATCTATCTCAACATAATATTCATCAGTTTTAGGATCAAATCCTTGTTCATCAACCAGTTTCTTATGTAAGTCAAAAGCCGTATAAGTCATAGCATTATCTTTCCCGAACCATTCGTTCTTTTCTGCCCACTCTTCAGCTTTTGGATCTGCTGGTGGAGTTCTAAGTGCTTGGTCTAAAGATGGAGTTTTTACTTCCGTTTCTCTAGTCTCAGAAAGTTTATTTTTAAGAGTATTAACTCTTACTTCTTCCATTCCAAGTCTACCAATTTCTTTGTGTGCCTCAACTTCAGCATCTATATCACCTGCTTCTCTAGCTTTCATAAGCTGTGCTTTAGCAGCCGCTAGACCTGAAGTAACTCTGTTCTGAACCGCATTTATATAACTCGGCTCTAATTTAGCCATTCTAGTTTTCAAATGAGAAAGTTCTACTTGACCACCTTTGGCATAATCTAAAGCAGCTTCTTTTTGTCTTTCCGCTTCACGCCATTTTTTAGTTAGTTTAGAAATTCTTTTTTGAACTCCTTCGCTGTATTGTTCTAATTCTTCTTTTGGTTCTTCTTTCTTAGTTTCTTCTTTTTTTTCTTCTGTCTTAGGTTCTTCAACTTTAGATTCTACTTTTGCTTCGTCAAGTTTTACTTCACGTTCATTTTCATAAGTTTTATCTTGTTCGTTAGTAGTTTCTTCTTTTACTTCTTCTACTTCTTTTACTTCTTTTACTTCTTTTACTTTTTCTTCCTCTAATTCAACCTCTGCACCGGGTCCCGATGTATCAATGTCAACTAGATCTTGTTTGTTATCTTCTGGCATAGTTATCTCCTTCTATGTTATACATTATGCAACACTGATTCAGGATCTTTTATAGTTCCTAAAACTTCGTCGTCGTTTAATAAACGGACTTCTCCGCCTTCTATAGGTAATCTTGATCCTGCGTAACGAGCAAAAATCACCCAATCTCCTTTTTTACACCAAGGACCCGTTGGAAATTTTTCTTTATCATAATAAGCTAACGGTCCAACCTTTAAAACATAACCACAGTTTGTAGCTATTCTTAATTTCTCTAATGATTCTTGTGCAATAATAATTCCACCTTTAGTTTTCTCTTTCGGTGTGAAAGGTAAAACTAAAAGTCTCCAGCCGCTAGGATCGGGTAGCTGGTCTTTTACGTTTTGTATATTGTCTGGATTCAAAGGTTCTTTTTCACCTTTGGCTTCATCTAAGTATTTTTCAGAAAGTGCATTCCTATGTTTTGGAATCCCCTTTTCCGATATTGACAACGTTTCCTTGCTCATCATTTTGCTCCTTATTTTTTAGCAGGTTAGAGATTTCCTGTAAAATATAATGATACGTTCTTATCTGACCCAACATATATTGATATTTTTCAAAATTGTCAACACCAGTGATCATGCCATTAACAACATCGTCGCGTCTGAGTTCGACTAACTTCTTTAATTTAAATAATAATTGGACTCCGTCCATAATTCTTTCTTTTAGACTCTTCCACCTTTCATGAAAGCTCTACCTAAGCCATGAGTTGCTGCTCCACCTCTTTTAACCGGAGTTCTTACAGGAACTCCTCCGCTAGGATAACCAAATTTGTTGTTGCCTAAGACAGGTGAATAGCCACCTACGTGACTGATACTGCCACCATCGGCAGCTGATTTTCTATTCATACTTCTTAAATTTTTAGCCATGTTATAAGCTTTAGAACCAGGAGGACAGCTTTTACTGCCATACTTTTTACCCGTACATTTACCTTCTGTACCTTTCTTTTTAATTTTACTAAATGCTTTTTGTATCCACTTATCGTCTTTTGCCATTAGTCTTTACCTTTTAATTTTGTAATAACAACGTTAACGCCACCTGCTATATTTTTAGCTTTAGTGGTAAGTTGTTCTTTCTTTTCTTTAGCATAGTTTTTCACAAATTTCCAACCTTTGCCGTCGGTTAATTTTTCTTGAGCTTTTAAATCAGTCATTATACTTTTCCACCCTTTAGAAAGGCTCTACCTAATCCACGCACAGCGGCTCCTCCGCCTGCCAATGCAACTTTTACAGATTCTCCCGTTCTTTTATTATGGAGTAAAATTTTTTTCTTCTTAATATATTC